TAAATCAGTTTAAAAATAAAAGCTATCTTGAGAGAGGTTTTACACGCAAGCGATATACATCACCAAGATAGCCATCATTTATAATTGACACAAGAATCTATTTAGAACGATTTGGTTATTTCAGGCTTAGCAGATTGAAACCTACTGCTCGGATTGTAACTAGGCCCAAAGCCAAAGCGGAATTGTTAGATTCAGTAAATCGTGATGTTCGATTTTCGGTGTAGCCCCATGTCACTGGTATTTTAATGTACCCGATGTGATTTCTATGTTTGCCAGGAATCACTTAACCCCAATTCACTATTTATATATTGTTGATTATTAATAGATACAAAAAAATGCATTTTATTTGCGCATATTCGCCACGCCCCTTAAACTATTACAAGCAGCTTTATAATGCTTAAAACACATCAGTTAGAGCTCCATACAAGCTCATACATTAATCTATTATACATTTATATATAGATCAATATCATTAATAGAATAGATTATAATTGGGCCTATGGCCTATAGCCTTATAGGGCCTAAGACCAACCCTCTTCTGTAAGAGTGGCTTTTTAAAAACGCTAATAAAACTAATACATACTTATATAGATATTTCAATAAGACACCCTTACAGAGAACAGACAAAATTTATAGCCTTTTATCTCTTTATCCTCCATAGCGATTTAAGGCTATAGATATTAACCGGAGGATATATGAAATTAAAAGAATTACCACCAACCCCACCTATTTTTAACAAACAAGAATTAATTGCCAAAATTAATACTCAGCTATTAAAAGAATTTGACAATGGCGTTAAATTAATTGATATAAAAAATCCAAGAAGAACCTGGATTAGTTATGAATATCATTTAGATATTATTTACACAATTAATAATAAACAATCAACTTTACTACCAAATAATTTTTACGATAACGATAATTACCCTTTAACTTTTGAAGAGCAATTATATAAAAAACTATCAATAATAAAACGGAGGATACATGAGTAGATCAAATATGGTTTGCGATGAATGCAATGAAACAATAAAAGCAGATGAGTTTGCTTGCGAATGTTTATGCATTGATTGCGGGCCTTGCAAAGATAAATGTAAACCAAAATTAGAGGAAAAAAATAATGGCAAGAAAATTTAAAAGCTTTATTGAACGGGCAAAGCCTAAAAAGCGTCCAAGAGTTCATAAAAAATCTTTAAACAAAGATGAGAAAAGATCTTTTAAAAAATATAATAGACAAGGAAGAACACAATAATGATTACTGCAGAACAATTATTAAAAGAAGCTGCCGAATTAAAAAAGAAAAAGTCAGAAGATTATCAAGGAAGTACTTGGTCTGAAGCTGATTACTTTCCTTATAAAGAAAAATCATATTCTCACATGCTTCATACAAAGTATTTAAGAATGCGAAACATCGTTGATGGCAATCAAAAAACAAACTTTGAAGCTTTAGACGATACATTAATTGATATGGCAGTTTATGCATGTATGTTTGCTGCGTATCTTAGAAACAAAAAAGGAATAAATATGGATAATAATACTTTTAAAGTAAATGATAAAGTTTCCAAAGTTGGCGGCGATTATAAATTTGATGGCACAATTGTTTCACTATTTCCGAAACTTTCTGGGGCAATAAGAGTTGTTGTAGAAGATGATCGAGGAGTATTACACGTTTACAGTGAAAAAAATTTAAAACTAAGGGATTAATATTATGGATAATGTAGAATTAGACTATTTAACAGTAGCAAATGATATTCTGCATAATGGTATTAAGCAACCTGGAAGGAATGGCGTAACAAAACGTTTGCCCTTCCAGACTTTAGATTTTAATATTTCTAAAAATTTTCCATTATTAACTTCAAGAAAAATTTTTTATACCGGAGCCTTAGGAGAATATGCTGCGTTTATTAGACAACCCAAACATATTGATAGATTTAAATTTTTTAATTGTAATTATTGGGATAAATGGGCAGATATTGATGGCGATATAAATATTGATTATGGAAATAAATGGATTAACTGGGGCGGAGTAAACCAATATGAACAAGTTTTAAATGAATTAAAAACAAATCCCACAAGCAGAAGATTATTAATTTCCGGCTGGGATCCGTCAAATTTATCTAAAGTTGATTTACCTTGCTGTCATTATAGCTATCAATTTTGGAGTGATGGAACTAATTTAAATTTATTATGGAATCAACGATCTGGTGATTGGATGATTGGAATACCTTCAGATATGATATTAGCCTCACTCATGCTTTTAAGTTTTGCAAGTTTAGCGAATTTAAAACCACAAAATATTAAAATGATTATTGGTGATGCTCATATTTATGAAGAGCATTTCAAAAATGTTGATAGACAACTCGGTAACACCCTATATGCTTTACCCGAATATAAGTTTAAAAAACAAGAAAGTTTATACACTTTTTGGCCAAAAGACCTTGAGCTTATAAACTATCAATATAGCAATAATATCAAATACTTATTAAAGGAATAATATGATAAACGATATTAAAGAAATGCACAATAAATTCCAGGTTACGGAGTTTATTAATAACAATTCAGATAATAAACTTCTTTTACAAAAGTTTTTAAAATTTAGATTAGATTTTATTAAAGAAGAATTAGATGAAACATTTGATGCTTATTTTAACAGAAATGATGTTGAAGTATTAGATGGTTTAATTGACATACTAGTTGTAACTTTAGGAACTTTAGATGTCTTTAAATGTGATACGCCTAAAGCCTGGGAAAATATACATAACTCAAATATGTCTAAAACACCTGGAGTTAACTTAACAAGACCAAACAATTTTTCTTTGCCTGATATGGTTAAAGGAAAAGATTTTAAAAAGCCTGATATAAAAAATTATACAGGTCTATTAAAACAAATACTACATAAATAAAGGAGAAACATATGTTGTTAGAAAACGTAGATATTAGCTGGGTAAAATTTGATTCAGCTAATCCGGATCTGGGGTTTGATAAAAAATCACCTCAGTATAGTTGTACTGTAAAAACAGACAACAAAGTTAATGCCGAAGCTTGGAAAAAAGCTGGCATTAATGTTAAGCCCTCAGAAGAAAACGGGAAAGTAGTTTACTCTGCAACGCTTAAAAAAAAAATTTATGCGGATGCTGATGGTAAATACACAACACAACCGCCAGCCGTAGTTGATAAACAATTACAACCAATTATTAAAACAAATACTATTGGTAATGGCAGCAGAGGAAATGTTCAAGTAAGATTAAAACCTTATGAATATATGGGTAAAACCGGAATTTCTGTGCAATTGTTAGCTATGCAAATTACTGAGCTTAAAGAGTATCAAAACGGAGATTCTTTAGAATTTCAAGCAATTGATACGGATACAGCTGTAATTTAATATTAAATATTTGGCTGGGCCTTCGGGCCTGGCTTTTAAAAGGTTTAAAATGAATAAAGAAATGGCAAAATTTGAAAATATAGAGCTTAAACATTCTTTTAATTTAGATCCTGATGAATTAAAATTAATTAAAAATAATTCAAAAAAATCTATAGTTAAACGTTTTTATTTACCTCTTGAGAAAAAAGAAATAGGTCTTGTTAACACAGATACAAATAGAATTGAAATTGTTATTAAAGTTGGAATGATTTTAGATTTAACTGAAATGCATCCTGAAGATTTAGAATTAATTTATGAAGATGCGAATATAACCGAAGAATTCCGTAAATATTATCCTTGTAATTATTTATATACAATAGATAGCTGGCGGATTGTTCAATAAAAGGAATGCAAAATGAAAATAATTTATGATTTAGAAACTAATGGTTTAGTAGATACAGTTAGTGAAATATGGATTGCAGTAACTAAGAACATAGAAACAAATGAAATTATTACGTTTTCAGATCATGATAAAAATTCAAAACCTTTAAATGAATTATTACCATTTTTAAATAAGTGTGAAATTTTAATTGGACATAATATAATAAATTATGACAATGTAGTTTTACATAAACTTTTAGGTTGGCAGCCACCGAAAAGCATTAAAATGATTGATACAATGCTACTATCTCAAATGAATAATTTCAGAAGAGAAGGCAAGCATAGTCTTAAAAATTTTGGAGCTATTCTTGGTGATGCTAAGTTAGAATTTAGTAACTTTTATGAGTATAGCAAAGATATGAAAACTTATGCTATTCAAGATGTAAATTTAAATCATAAAGTTTATAATTATGTCAGTAAAGAAGCTGCTCAATTAATTAAAAACAGACCATCGTATAAACAAGCTTTAAGAACAGAACATGCAATTGCTGAATTATGTTCAGAGCAAGTGAAAAATAAATGGAAGTTTAACACAAATTTAGCTAAAAAAAGATATGATTATTTAACTTCAGAAATGAAAATTATTGAAGATGAGATTAATCCTACTTTAAAACCTAGAAAAGTTTTTATAGACAAAGAGCCGAAAAAAGTAAAATATTTACAAGACGGTAAATTTAGCGCAGTTAGTGCTAGAATGCTATCTCAATTTTTAAACACTGAAATAAAACAAACTGATACAGATAAATGGCAACCTAATAAAACGTTTCAAAGATTTAATATGGTTGAAGCTGATTTAGGTAACATGGATCAAGTTAGAGGTTTGCTATTAGATAACGGTTGGGTGCCAACTCAATTTACGCCTAAAGGTGAACCTAAAATTACAGATGATAGTTTAACTAATGTTGTAAGTGAATTAGGTAAAAAAATAATATATTATTATAGTTTAAGATCTAGACATTCTGTACTTAAAGGGTGGATTGAATTAGCTGAGTTAAATAATAATAGAGTTTATGTTGAAGCTTTTAATATTGGGACACCTACGTTTAGACAAAGACACAGTAAAATTGTTAACGTTCCTGGAGCTAAATCATTTTTTGGTAAAGAAATGCGTGAACTATTTATTGCTGACGAAGGCAAGGTTATGATTGGTTGTGATTCAAGTGGTAACCAAATAAGAGCGTTAGCACATTATTTAAATAATAAAGAAGTTAATGATCACATTTTAAAAGGCGATATACATCAACACAACGCTGATACAATTGGAATACCTAGGCCTTTAGCCAAAGGTGTTTTGTACGCAAGCGTATTTGGCGCTGGTGTTAAAAAACTTGGAAAAATGGTTACAGGTGTTGAAGATCTAAATAAGGGTAAAGAAGTTAAAGCAAAACTTTATGAAGCCTTGCCGGGTCTTAAAGAACTTATTACTAAGCTAAATAATTTCTTTTATACAACACAAAACAAAACAGGTTATGGATATATTCCTGCTTTAGATGGCAGAAAAGTATATGCAGAATCATCTTTTAAATTATTAAATTATTTATTACAATCTTTTGAAGCTATTACAGTTAAAACTGCTGTAGTAAACGCTTTTAAAATGTTTAAAGAAGAAAATTTAAAAGTTGATATGTTAGCTTTAGTACACGATGAAGTTCAAGTACAAACGCAACCTCAAAATGTTCAAAGAGTTAAAGAAATTTTAGCTTTTTCATTTGGCGAATATATAACTAAAACATTAAATTTAAATATAGAAATGAGCGGAGACGCAAAAGAAGGATTAAACTGGAATGAAACACATTAATAAAGGAATTATAGGATTAGTTGACGGAGATGTTTTATTGTATAGGGCATGCAATAAAGCAATAAAAGATAATTTAAACGTAAAAAATGTATTTGACGATATTTATAAAGAAGTTAAAATAAATACAGGCTGTGGACAATACCATATGCATATTTCCGGCAAAGGTAATTTTAGAAGAGAATTAAAGCAGCCCTACACTGTTTATAAAGGCAAAAGAAAAGATAAGCCTGATAATTTTCGTGAATTAAAAGATTATGTTATTGATAAATATAAACCTATAACTAAAGACGGTTTTGAAGCAGACGATACAATTTCAATAGAAGCTACAAACTATTTAAATAATAATCAATTATATATGCTTATAACTATAGATAAAGATTTAAAAACTATAGGTGGATTATTTTATAATCTTATGCATAATAATTTGATTGCTGTATCAAAATATGACGCAATTGCATTTTTTCATGAACAATTATTAACTGGCGATTCAGTAGACAATATTCCGGGAGTTGAAGGCATTGGCCCTGTAAAAGCAAAAAAGATTTTAAAAGATAAAAATTTAATAGAACAATTTGAATCAATTTTAGAAACTTATAAAATACATTATAAAAAAGATTATAGAAATCGAGTAGAAGTAATGGGTAAAATGTTGTACCTGCTTAAAAAAGAAAACGATAATTGGACAATAAATTATTGGAAAGGTTTTATTAAGCATGTATAAGCTAACAATTAGAGGAATTTGTGCAATGGCAAATTCAAATGCAAAAAGACGAAGCAATAAAAAAAATTTACCTTATAATTTAAGTACTAACTATTTACAATCAATTTTTCCAAAAGATTTTATATGCCCAATATTAAAATATAAAATGGTTGTAAATAAAAAACAAGTAGGTAAGCTTAGTCCAACGCTAGATAGAATTAACCCAAGATTAGGCTATATTAAAGGCAATGTTGAATTTGTGTGCATGTTAGCAAACCACATGATGAGTAACGCAAACGGAAATGATTTAAAACAATTTAGCAAATGGATTAATAATAGATATAGAAGAGAGGTAAATAATAATGACAAAAAATACGTTCATAAAACACACGGAGTGCAGCAAGTGTTCAAGTTCTGATGCTAATGCAGTATATTCTGATGGAAGTACATATTGCTTTAGCTGCAAAGCTAGCACACAAGCCGGAAGTCATGATGTAATTCCTGAGTTTAATGTAGTGCAAACTCAATTAAGCCTAGAAGAAATTGCATTACTTCCTGTAGAGCCTATTAGAAACATATCTAAAAAAGTTTTATATGACGCTGGGGTTAAGGTTGAATATGATCAAGACAGAAATGTTATGAGCCATTTTTATCCAATTACAATTAATAAAAAAGTTAAAGCTTATAAGAAAAGAATAGTAGCAACTAAAGATTTTAGAGTTGTTGGTAAAGCTGAAGTACCTGAATTATTTAACCAAGTTAATTGTGGTAGATATAAAAACTTAGTTATTACTGAAGGCGAAATAGATTGTTTGTCTATAATTGAAATGCTTACAAAAGCTAAAGCTAAATTTGATGTAGTTAGTATTGTTAATGGTGCGCAAAGTGCTAGACGTAATATTGCATCTAACTTAGACTTTGTTAATAAATACGATAAAGTATTTTTAGCGTTTGATAATGATGAACCCGGAATTGCTGCTGCAAACGATGTAGCGCATGTAATTAAACCTGGTAAAGCTCACATTGTTAATAGCGTATATAAAGACGCAAATGATGCTTTGTGTAAAGAGCAATCTGATACTTACTTATCTAATATTTGGGGCGCTAAGGTTTATAAGCCTGATAACTTTGTTACGGGTGAAAAAATCTGGGATGCTTTTAAAGAAAGATCTACAGTTAAATCTGTGCCTTATCCTGATTGTTTAAAAGGTTTGAATGATAAATTGTTTGGCATGAGATTGGGTGAGATTACTTTATTTACATCTGGTACAGGATCTGGAAAATCTACTGTTGTTAAAGAAACAATATTAAATTTACTAGAACAATCTGATACTAAAATAGGAT